GAACAGGAACGATAAATTCTTTTTCTTTTTGTTGCATTGCAGAAGCTAATTTTTGTGCTTCAACCGCTTGTTGCTTTTTATATTGTAGCATTTCATTTACTATTGATGGATTTATTAAATATAAAGATTCACTTAGCTTTTTCATTTTCTTTACATTATAAAGATAATCTAAGCAATCAATAATTGTTTGATCTGTATAACCATATTGATCAATTAAATTTCTTCTATCTCTCCAAATGCGGCCGCCTGGCATTTTAATGCCAAAAATAAAACATACTGCATCAGTGAATTTATCTTTTTCTTGTTTTTCTTTTAAACATTTTGGACAATAACTTTGTAAATTTTTTGCTCGTGGAGACGCATAATCTACAAGTTCTTCTCTTCGGAATACTTGCTTACAACTATAACATTGCTTTGTTGCTCGTTTTACTCCCATATTTTACACTCCTTATACTTCTTTCTAATTTATTATATCATAAAATTAAAAAAAAGTCAATAAAAAAGAGCCTATGGCTCTTTTTTATTTTTACATTAGCTCTTTCATTTCATCAACGAACAATTCAACCAATTCAGCTTGTGATGGTACGGCCGCGCTAAGTTTGAAATCATCTGAACCAAATACTCTACGAATAACATCTCGCATAACATTAAGATGCTGTTCTTTTTCTTCATCTGTGGTTGCAGAACCAAGATATGCTTCCCAAACATTACGAGCATCGTTGATAACTTCTTGGAATGGGCGAGCTTTAACTTGTCTCATTTCAGTATGGTCAGTTACTTCTGCCCCATCTTTCTCAACAGCCATATCAATTGCGTCACCAATAGCATCTACAAGTTCCTGATAACCGAACTTAATCTTTGGTGCTAGATATTGATAGCGGCTGCCCGCGAATACTGTTGGAGTTGAACGAGTATATAGAAAACGTTCGGATGTTCCGTCATTATTCATCTGCACTTGCAAATAACCAATAATATCTACAATACTATTTATAATAGTGTAGCACTGGTTTGGTAGGTCAGGTGCAACGGCTGTAATTGCTTCACCATTCTCATCACGCATTTCAGTAGGCTTGTCCTTACTGTGCGCGATAAATAGAATACCAAAACCTAATAGAGTGATTTCACGCCAGCACTCAGAAAATTCATTTCTCAACATTCCCCAGCCTTGTCCCCAAGGAATATCACGAATAGAATCAACGCCTTCGCGCTGACATACGTACTTCTCACAAAGCTACCAAGCAATAGAAGCAGTATCAACTACGATACTATCATACATTTCGCGCGCCTGTGGTTTACGAAGTTGTGTTAATACCTTCTTAAAATCGCCCCAGCGTAGAATGGGAACACTACGTATTCCAGCCAGAGCATTTGTGCCTTGTTCAAAATTAAGGAATAATGAACGAGGAAGTTGAGAACCAAATGTCGATTTACCAGTTTTTGGCTGCCCATAAATTAATAAAAACTTGCCTTTTAAATCGCGGCTAATCTTGCTAGGTTCAAGAGAGAAAATGTCAATATCATTTGCCATATATTACTTCCCTCCTATAAAAGTATAACTGGGAATTATTCCCAGCTATACTTACTACCAGATGCTTCTTCAGTCTTTGGAGTGCTCTTCTTAGTATCAACCTGCATCTGCTCAATCATAGCCTTTCTCTCATTAAAAGCTTTCTTAATGTCAGTCGGACCATAAGCAAACTCTTCTTCAAAAGGTTCATCAGAACCGCGAGTAATTACTAATTCACGAACCATACGAGTTGAGGTTTCTGGAAGTTCCTCACCCCAAGAACTTTCTACTGCGGAACGCTTTACCTCCTGAGAAGTATAACGGACACGACCGCCAACATTTACTGTATCATTGATATTCCAGTTACGAGAGATATAATCAATCTTATCAGCGCCTTCAACGACAAACTCTACAACATCTAGCTTGCCACCATACTGAACAATACCACCCTTAATAACTAGACGTCCAGTTGGCTCACCATCACGATCAACTTCATCGTGCATATCCATAATGAAGATGTCAATGTTAAAAGATGCAATGTCTGCCATCTTACTAGCTTCATTTACAAATGAAGTGCGAATTTGCCAAGTATTAATAAGCTGGCCACTCTTTGCTACATAATTATTTTCCTGAACTGCGGCGCTGGTCATACGAACAACAGTTGCTTCTGCTTCACCAACATCCTGCACACTCTTCCACTTCTTCATATCCTGAATATTCTTATAACCAGGATGTGGCTTATTCTGACTAGTAAACTGAGAAGCAAAAATGCTTACTGGGATTTCACTAGTTTCTTCAACGCCATTAACCTTCTGGGTTACACGAACAGTAAAATTCGCGCGCTCATAATGCTGATTATTCTTAGTAGTTCCTTCTCCAAAAGTACAATCTAATAGTTTACCTACAATATTTAACTTATTTGTTGCTTGATCCATCATATTCTTACTCATATATTTTACCTCGTTTTTCTTTTATTATATCTTAAATTTTATTAAATGTCAAATTAAAAGGCGGCGATTTATATGTCGCCGCCCAATCGCTTAAATTAAGCGTTCTCCTTTGCGGCCTTGGCAGCAGCACGCTCCGCAGCCTTACGCTCCTTTTCCGCAGCCTTTGCAGCAGCCTTAGCTTCCTCTTCTGCAACTGGGTCATAAGCTAGACCAGCCTCAGTTAGAGTCTCGTGACGGATAGTCTTCATCTTAGCCTTGCGAGTCTCGGTAGCTGGTTCAACCTCAACTTCCTCTAGACGCTCGACAACATACTGTTTCTTTACTAGGCCATTAATACTACCGGTAACGGCAGGTACAGAAATACCTAGGGCCTCCGCGATCTCTTGCTTTGTAAATTCCTGGCCGAAATGCTTCTTGAGATAATTTAGTACTAGTTCACTATTGGCAGTCATAATTTTCATTCTCCTTTGCGTTTTCGCATTTAAATTGTTTTATTTTTTATTTTAAAGTGGCAAGGAATTTTCCTTTTCCTCTCCTCTTTACACAATAATTATAACAGAATTTTTAATAGAAGTCAAATATTAGATTTTTTTAATTATCTGATTTTTCTTCTTCTTTAATTTTAAATAATTCTTTAGCTAATTCAATAGCTTTTTCACCATCAAATTCATTATTAACTTGATCTAATTTTGGAATTATATCAATTTTATAGCCTTCTAAAGCTCGTTGTTCATTTTTAATTCGATTTTCTAACTGATTCGAAGCAATAATAGCACCTACTAAAAGTTTTGCATAATCTGCTTTAGTTAGTTCACTATTATCTGATAATTTAGTATGTAGATCTAAAAAATCATCTCTCATTATTTGGGCAGTTTCGTATTCTTTTTCTTCATTTTTACTTTTATGTAAATCCATTACTTGTTCAGCAATGTTTGCTACACTTTGAGAAATTAATGTAAATAATTCTATATATCGTTTATCCATAATTTTCACCATCACATTATTTCAATTTCTGATTCTATTCCTCTTCCATCAATGATACGAACACCACTAGTTACACGATTTTGAACTGGAATAGAATCAATAGATAGAAGCACAGCTTTATTGTTTGTTACTATATATATTTTATCTTTATTTTCTGGAACAGCATAAACAGTAGCAATTACTTCGTCTTTTAAAGCCATTACTTGTGGCCCCTTAACGGCGCGAGAAGTCTCATTAAAATCTTCAATCTTAGTAATTTTACCTTTACCAGATAAAGTAATAGTAAGTAGACCTCGATAAGTAATATCTTTTTTAATTAAGGTTGCCGCGCGAATAAATTCATTATTCGCTAATTTAATAGCTTTTACACCTTTTGTAATTCTACCAGTAGCAGAAATTTCATTTAATGAATAAAAATTATAATTTCCGCCACTACCGACAACAAAAACTCTATCTTCATCACTCATTGATAAATATACACCAACTAATTGGTCATTATCAAGTTTCATTACTGCCGTGCCTTTCTTTGCTCGCACATTATACTCATTTACAGAACTTTTTTTAATATAACCATTCTTACTAATAGTTACTAAATTATGATACGAATTGAAGGAAGTTGTATCTATTAGTAGCAGGACTCTTTCATTATCTTGTAGAGTAATTAACTCATAAATTGAATAGTCCTTTCCATAGTCTAAATCAGCAAGAGTAAAGTTATACATTCTTCCTAAATTAGTAAATGCTGCAACCACACCAAGGTTGGTAGTATAAAGAGTGTTAATTAGATTTGCGTTTTTAGGTGGTTTAATGTTTATACCTTTCCGACCGCGTTTTCCACCTTGTAAATCTTCTTTCTTTACAATGCGTAGCATATTGTTATCAAATAACATAATACCAATTTCATCTTCAGAAATAGGTGGAGCATCTTCTTCATTTTTTTCTATGATATTTAAAATTCTAGTCCTACGTTCGTCACCAAATTTATTTGAGACATCTTGTAAAATTTTTATTAGTTCTGCGTTTAAAGCGGTGCTATCTAATAATAAGTGTTGACACCACTCTATTTTTTTAACAAGTTCTTCTTGCTCATTTGTTAGTTTAACTATGTCTAATTTTGTTAATGAAGAAAGTTTCATAGCTAAAATAGCTTTTGCTTGTTCTTCATTAAACTGATATTGATCAATTAACTTTATTTGGGCTTCTGCAGGACTACTTGAACCTCGAATAAG